CTTGATGCCACATACCGAAGCCCGGGGTGCCTTGGTATGACAATCGAGATACATACAAGGAGGTTCTGTCTGAATGCGAGACAAACGCTTGAATGTTAGAATCTGCTAACTGAAACAGTGCTTCTGATTCAGCCGGCATAGCTTCTGTTGGATCGAGAACAATATCTACTTCATCTACTTTAAATGCTTCATTGTCTGCAATATCGACATAATCGGTCATATCTAAAGCGGTATTTCCTGCTGTGTTTCCTGCTTGTACGAGAATATAAATCTCGAATTCATTGGTTTTCGCCATGATGGGATGTCCCAAGTTGAGGTTAATATACATGATGAATTCGTTTTCTTGAACAGGTGGGCTGTCGCAAAGGCTGTAACTGCCATGCAGTTGGCCTTTTTCTCCTAACTTTTATTAGGGGTTAACCCACCCGCTTACTCGAGGAGGCAACCACGTGAGCCGAAAAACGAAAATTAATGTTCTTCTACCCATCAAAATGGTAGGAGAATTAGAAAGATTGAGCAAGCTAGGAAAGAGATCTGAATTTATCACAAAAGCAATTAGATCTAGGTTAGATAACCAAGACAACTTTGACCTTTGGGATATTGATGACAAAGAGATTCTAAAAATGGCTAGAGTCATTGCAAATAAAAACAATGATGATGTTCTAAAAACTATTCTAACAAACAGATTGGAGGCTTTAGAATGACTGACAAGTACGAAACTGATGCTTGGATTCGTGCAATTTTTCCCGAGGATATATGGTTTGACCCGTGTCCTATTGATTGGAACAAAGACCAACACGCTTGTGGTATTGCTATGGATTGGCGCTCACCTGCTTTTGTCAATCCGCCTTATTCCAATCCTTTACCATGGGTTGCTAAAGCAATAGAAGTTAACAGGTTAGACGGCCACACAGTTGTATTGTTATTAAAACATGATAGCAGTACAGAATGGTACAGAATGTTACATGAAGCAGGCGCTAGATTTTTGTTAGTTAACAAGCGACTAAAGCATTGCACTAATACCGGCGCTGCATTTCCTAGTGTATTGGCGGTGTTAGCATGAAGTGTTATGAATGTGGATCTAAGTGCATAACAGTGTATCTAAATGCTAATGGAAGATTAATTGTATCTCCTAGCACAAATGAGCGAATAGTAGCGGTTCGCAAGGACTGTATTGATTGCGAATGGCATTCATACCCTACTAAAGTACCAGAAAAGATTTAGTCTAAGATACCACTTTTTTCTCTAGCTACTTTTTCTGCATATTCAATTAGAGCAGTTAACTTTCTAGCAGGTGGAAAAAAGAAACTAACGCCTTTAGTAACATTACCAGCGATAGACAAGAACTCTACTGTTCCAGCACCAGCGACTGGAACCTTAGATTCTTGCCTATCTTTAATGCGATCTCCTAAACCAAAGTAAAACTCATCATCGGTTTGACTTCGTTGTCTCCAATAGTCATTGACTACTTCCTCATACATTGGAATGTTAATCATGCAGTTCGCCCATCCTCAGGAATACTATTCATTGCATTTGCAAGGCGTGTTAAGTATTCACCCTCGGAATAGTTAGGGTCTTTGCACAAGAATGTTACATTAACGGGCGGAAATTCCAATGAAGACAATCCACCAAAGGCTTGAGCAGGGAATGCGTTGCCTCCTGAGGGTAATGTTTGAGTTCTATTAATTACAACACGGTAACAATGCAATTGTGGGCCAGTAATGGCAGACATAGTTCCCCAGGTTGTTACAGAATCTAACATCGGCATTCCTGCAATTGATACACCTAAAGGATTAACAAACCCAGTTGTGGGGTCATCAGGAGTTAATCCCCCATTAGTTTGTGTAGCTATGCCGGTAGAATTGTAACTGTAAGTTCTTTTCTCTGCATAGATAGTTTGTTCATGGGTTGGAATACCTGCGTCTTCTCCACCAATGTCTGGATTGGTAGTTTGTGTGCGATCTAAACCTAAACTGCGAAGATTTTCTATTGAAACACCAGTGTCTGCCAATACCTGATTGTTTAACGGTCGGCTAAAGATGTAAAGGTATTCTTCTATTTGGTCGAAATTGTTTCCATTTAGATTTGAGCCTAAAGGAACTGGCGAAGTTCTTTGCACTGATACTTCAGCCGGTTGCATAACTTCATTGTTCATTGTCATCATAGACAAATCAACCATAGTGTATTGAATAAAACTACCACGAACGCCAAATGTATCGGCAAAGCGAATTAACTGGCCGGTTCCATTGCCACTATTAGCAACTGTGCTTGGTTCAGTTTCCGTAGCTAGTCTAGTACAACTAACTGTCAAAGGGCCAAAGTCACAGTCAATTAACCGTGTATCTTTGTCAATGATTCGTGCCATACTTATTCCTCCTCACTTCTTAGATCGCTTGTATGCTGCTGACATTCGCTTGAGGTCAAGTTGTCCCTTTCGAGGCCCACGCTTAAACTTAATTTGGTTCGACTTCTTGGAGATATACTTCTGCCAAGCAGACTTAGCACGCTTCTTAACAGACCGAGAAGCAGACTTAACAACATCTCCACCTGCCTTTTTTGCTTGCCTCTTGGCTTCTCTCTTTGCGCCTTCTACAAACAATTCTCGCAACTCTGCAAGAGTGCCTTCTACTTTTACCAAGTAGATCACCTTCAAGCAACATTGCCAGTTTGTGTTAGTACAAGAGCCATGTAATCCTTAGCGGATGGTTTGACAATCTTTCCTTTAATTCTTAGAGTGTGATCCAAGGTTTGTCCCGCACCAGTTGAATTAGATTCAGAACGACAGTAAAGAGTCTTGTTAACTATGAGCGGAGTTAAAGAACTGAAACTCTCTTGATGCCACATACCGAAGCCCGGGGTGCCTTGGTA